CAAGCTCCCATTGAAGTCGATGGTGATGACCTTATTGTCCATAAGGAGCATAATCAAGGAGGTGTAACGCAGGTTAAAGGGAAGTGCAGTGTTAGTATTACCTATACGAAGAGCGGTGTAGCTCTCGGACATACTGGTATTAACATTATAGCTGGAAAGAAGGCTCCTGCGTTTGCTTATTCTACAAATCTTACTGATGAGCAAGCAACGGAGTTTATGCAGGATGTAATTGCGTTATTCTATGCAATGAATGATGATATTTTTATTGCTACGACGAAGGTTATTAGCTAATGACGATTTTCGATTATATATCGAGCGTATTATTTACGAAAAAGAAAGATTGTCTCTCCTCGGTTGACGAGGAGGGAAACTTTTCCCCTTTTATGCTTAACAGATGGCTTAGTATGTATTCACCTACTATTGCAATCTGCTCCAATACTCTAAACAAATATTTGGGTGTCTTTGATAATAAAAAGGATCTATATAGCTTGTTTGTAGCAGTAATGCCTAAAATGCCATCAAAGCGCATTTCTTATATTAAAAAAGTTAAGGAAGAAAAGAAAGAGGAAAACACTGATATTGAAATGCTTGCAACTAATTTAGAACTATCTAAAAGAGAAATTGAACAATATATTGCATTTAAAGAAAGATTGTCTAATTAAAGATATATGGTTGCTGATATTGACATGCTTGGACCCGTCCCGAAAAGCTTAATTGACTTTTCTACACTACCAAAGAATTCCTTTAATTCGGTATTCTATGGCTATAACCTTAAACAGGTATTAGATGATATTGTTCTCTGTACATTCGTCGATGAATCGACAGATGGCTCGAGTATTATCCGTAATGGATTACATGTACCAGTAAATACTGACACTAAGGCTTGGCGTATTGGACAAGTTATTCTTGCTGGGCCGAATGTACGATTTGCTAAAGTAGGGGATTATGTTTGCTTCCCTAATAACTTAGGTATTCCTGTAGCGAATATGGATGTCGATAATTACGGTACCCTCGAGAGAGGTATTTTCTTAAATGAGCAACGTATATTTGGTATTTGCTCATTAAGAGCTGACGACAATGAAAGCCTCGCTTCCTACAATAAAAAGTCTGCTACTAAACAACGTCGCCGAAATAAAGTTTAACCGGCGCCGGCCGAAAGCCGGTTCTGGTCCTACTAGGCGAATGTTATGTACTAACTCCCTTAGCTTACTCAATAGCCCTGAGGGGAGACTTGCTTTGAATTATAAGAGAGCTATTTATATGCCTAAATTCGACCCAACAGTAAAAAATCTTGTCATTACTTGGGATATCTTTATGCAAGACTATCGTTGTATCAATATGGTAGCCTGCGACTTAATACAAGTCATACCCGCAAATAAAACCTTCTGGACGTATTTCAATGAGAAATTGGCCGGTCTATCAGCGCCACAAAAAATGGCCTTTATGAATTCATGACATCTATAGACGAAATCGAACAATCCATTAAGCCTTTCCTTCTTACAAAGGCTTCATTTACTATTGACAATAAGACTATTAAGCAAGGTAAAGTGTTGTTATTTACTATAAAGGATTTCTTTTGTGTGTTCACTCTCGTAGGCAATGACAGAAATGATAAAAAGGTAATTTACGAGTTACCTTATCCTTTTTCTTTAACAGCGACAGTGAGCAGCCTTGAATTTAATTATACAATGGATAACTTCTCTCTTGGAAATAATAGAATAAAGGAGCAGGTTAATAAGGTCAAGTTTCAAAAGACTTCAAAATTCTTTAATAAGAAAGTCGTTGCTATATTTGAGAAATAAACTACACTATAGTAGTGTCAATAAGTTTTATCTCACAATTTCCCGCTGATTTTACACCTAGCAAGCTTCAAGTCGATTTAATTAATAAGATCGATAAAGCGTTTAATAGTGGTAAGAAGTTTGTCATTTGCTGTGCCCCGACGGGCTCAGGTAAGAGCTTTGTAGCTAAAACATTAGCTAATACGAGTAATGCTCCAAGCGAGAACTTTACCCAACTTATACGAAGTTATGATGCATATAAAATGGACTTTGATGGAAATTATTCGTATGAGCAAGAATGTAAGGAAGAACCTGCATCCGGTACTTTTGCTTTAACTATTACAAAATCCTTACAGGATCAATATCAAGAGTTATTTGTTAATACTGATACACTTAAAGGCAAAACAAATTACATTTGTGATGTCGATAAAAATTATGATGTAGAGCTTGCACCTTGTACCTTTGCACCAACATTGCGTGATAGCTGTTGGATAGAGAATAGATGTCCGTACTATAATGCTCGTAACGATGCGATGTTGTCTCAGTTTGCTGTACTCAACTACAAGATGTTCCTGTCATTACCGGGTCATATTAAGCGTAAGAATTTCTTAATATGTGATGAGGCCTCAGAGCTTGAAGACGAGCTTATTAGGCAATTTTCAGCTGAGATTAACTATGAACGTTTAATACAATATAGTATTCAGCATGAAGTATTAGTTACTGATAACCGTGACCGTGCTTTTGGCTGGATTACAAATCTTATTGAAAGCTGCTCTGAAGAACTAAACGCTTTCCTAAGTAAGGCTAGTAAGAAGCAAAATCTCATTTCACAGACCGAAAAAATAAAATATCAGTTCTTAAAGAATATGCATCGGTCATTGACGATTATTAGCTCTCATTGGCATGAGTGTGAATTCGTGATTGATGTAAGTGCCAAAAGAGTTATCCTGACACCTCTTCATGCTAATACAATGTCGAAGTATATCTTTAACCATGGAGAAAAAATTGTATTAATGTCGGCAACAATTATCGATCATAAGCATTTTGCAAAGTCTCTAGGTATAACCGACTATGAATATATTGAAGCTGAGAGTACTTTTGATTCAGCGAAGTCACCAATCTATATTTCATCAAAGAATAAGCTCAATCATTCAAACTTAGCTAGTATGTTGCCAAGTATTTGTGATCAGATTAAACTTATTATTGAACATCATAAGAACGATAAAGGCATAATTCATACACACTCTAATGATATTACATCTGTTGTTAAGGAAAGACTTAAGACAAATAATAGACTTCTTTGTCGCGATACAAATAATACCAACGAAGATATTCTCAAGTTTCATAGCGAAACAACAGATCCTACTGTCCTTGTTTCACCGTCCCTTGTGTACGGTATTGATCTTAAGGATGACCTCGCTAGATTTCAAATTATAATAAAATTACCGTTTTTACCGCTTTCATCAAAACGTATTAAGAAATTGTTCGAATCCGATAAGGACTGGTATGAAAATAAAATGCTTAACGCTGTTGTACAAGCAGCAGGTAGAGCAACTAGAAGTAAGGATGATTACTCGAGTACATATATTCTTGATGCTAATTTTATAAATGTAGTGCATAGAACAAAAGGCAAGCTACCAAAGCATTTTATCGACCGTATCCACTAATAAATAACTATATTGAAAAATCAAACATATCATTTTGAGGTAAAGGACCTAATAACGCAGTTTGTTACCGCGTTTGACGATATTATCATTAATCGTTATGATAAGAACCGAGTACCTCAAAATAAAGTACAGGTTAGATATGTGTATGCTCCAAAGCAAAGGGTGTTATACGATCTTGTTAATTTAGCACAAAATATTACCGTGCCCGTCGTCTCCATTAATATGAGCAGTATTAGTAGAGATGAAGCAAGAGTATTCAATAAAATTAATGGATATTACTTCCCTTCCGGTACTAGTGATATTGATAGTGGCTCAACGTCTATACATTATAATAGTCCTGTTCCTGTTAATATAATAGTTAATATGTCAATAATGACAAAGTTTCAAACCGATATGGATCAAATTTTATCGAATTTTATACCATATAATAATCCTTATATTATACTTTCATGGAAAGTGCCATTAGATTTATCATCAAGCGGCTTTGCTATACCACAAGAAATCCGTAGTGAAGTTCTTTGGGACGGTAATATTACTTTAAGCTACCCAACAGATATTAATCCGACAGACAAATATAAAATTGTAGGCGATACATCGTTCACGATTAAGGGTTGGCTCTTTCCTTCATCAACGAGTCCATCCGGTAATATCTTTTATATTACCGAAAATCTTACAGCTACTACAATTGTTAACTCTGTTGGCGAGCTCGACACGACTATGTATCCAGAATTAACTGCTACTACATTTACATATCCGGCAAGTTCTGGCTTAATAACAGAAACTGAAACAATTCATGTAAATGGTTACCCGCAAATTACTCAACCTATTACCTTTACCACTTCAAATGCTTATTAAAGGTGGTAATATACTAAATACTCATTAAGTAATTGTGTTGACATATGGTAGATTCTAATCGCGAAAGTACATTTGGAAGGGAGTTGATGAAATATGTTTCATCAAAGCTACCATATCAGTCGTATGATGTTAACGATAAGATTAAGGCTTTGAATCCTAAATATGAGCTTTTTTATGGCCGAGGTACTGATAGATTAGGAGCATTAACACGTCAATCGGTATCTTCTTCGATTACAGTATCAGATGATCAGTATGCAAGTATCCTTCAAAACAAGGATTATCATGATTTCATGTACGCCAACATCCAACCAGATAAGGGTAGGCGTCTCATGGATTACCGTGTTATGGCAGCTTATTCTGAGGTTGCTGATGCGCTAGATGAAATTTGTGATGAATTTATTAATAAAGACGAACAGGGTGAAATTGTAAAATTAAGCTTTGTTGATTCTAATCTTTCTGAAACTCAAAAAAATAAAGTTAAGAAGGAATTTCAGAAGTATATTTCATATTTTGATTTTGAGCATAAGGGATGGGAGTATGTAAGGCAAATTCTCGTAGACGCAGAAATTTTCTGGGAACATATTATCCACAAGAAGCATCCAAAGGAGGGTGTACTCGGTGTAGTATTGGTACCATCGGACGTTATTGACCCGGTTTACGAAAACGTTCAGAATATGCTCGTAAAAGGATATCTCCTACGTAAGCCAATTTACGACGCTAAGAACCCTGGTAAGGTATTAAAAACGGAATTGATTCCAATGGACGTTAATCAGATTACCTATATTAATTCTGGTATTTGGAATGAAAGTAAAAATTTAAGATTACCCTTTATTGAGAATGCTCGACGCGCCTATCGTCAGTTAAGCCTAATTGAGGATTCAATTGTCATCTATCGTTTAGTTAGAGCTCCTGAGCGTCTTGTCTTTAACGTTGATGTCGGTAACATGCCCCCTCCAAAGGCTGAAGCCTATCTACGTAAGCTTATGACCAACTATTGGTCAAAGAGAACATATGATTCTAATCAGGGAGCTACAGTACAGAAATTTAACCCACAATCCATGCTCGATAGCTTCTGGTTTGCTAAGCGTGCA